GTGTAGCTAAACGTGGTTTAAAAATAGGTGGCAATGTTAAGTATCAATGTATAAAATCTATGGCAGAACTTGAACAAAATATTGATGGATCTTATTCCATAAAAAAATTAATATTAAAATAAAAAAAATTTATGCAACTTTCGAAACACTTCAGTTTAAAAGAGATGACCAAATCGATGACCGCTCAACGTAAGGGTATAGACAATACTCCAGGAGCAGGTGAGATTAAAGCTTTGGGTGATCTATGTTATGAGGTGCTCGAACCTTTACGTGCACACTTCGACAAACCTGTTACAATTACCAGCGGATACCGGAGCGAGGCGTTATGTGAAGCGATCGGCAGTAAAAAAACTTCGCAGCACGCGAAGGGCCAGGCCGTCGACCTAGAGATCTTTGGCGTGCCCAACATTAAGACAGCTTACTGGCTACAAAATAACGTGGATTTTGACCAGCTGATCATGGAATATTACGACAAGGATGATCCTGCAGGAGGATGGGTCCACATATCTTATCACGAATCAGATTCAAATAGAAAACAAGTTCTTACTTTCGACGGGAAAAAATACACTGAAGGTCTTCCTGATATGGAGTGGAAAGGTGGCAAAGTCGTTGGATAAATTTAAATTATTTCATAAGATAGATACTGTTACCGGTATTTGTGAAGAGTGTAACGAAGAAACTATTTTAGTTGCAATCGTTACAGAATTTTATAGATGTACTAACTGTGGTCATGATACTAGACAACATGTCAACGGAAGCATTAGATATTTAAAATTGTCAGAGAGTGATAAACAATTTATAAAAGAACATGGCAAGGAAATTTAAAAGTTTTGTACCTAGACCAAAGCCGAAAAAAAGGCCTGGAGTTCACAAAAAATCAAAAAATAAAAGTGAAAAGCGTAGCTTTAAAAAATACAACCGACAAGGGCGTTAAGTATTTTCTTCAATAGATGGGTCAACAATAGTGACCTGTTCACAAGAAAACTTAGGATATAAGCGATTATTTACTACAACATCTTCATTAAAAGGACCTTGATATAATATATCATAAGACTCAGAAAGCCCATTTCGAACACAATTGTAATAATCGGACTGCTCTTTAGGATACCCAGGGGGTATAGCGCATTGTTGTGATACAACTGAACATATGTATACAGTTAAAAAAAATTTCATATTTGCCTTGACTACTATTATTTTATAGGATAAACGAATAAAATGTTAATTACAGAAAGGATATAACAAATGACTGATTTTAACAAGTATCAAAACATCTCAGTGAAAAAAGAAGTTTACGCTAAGATAGACAAAATTAGAAAAGTAATAGTACCTGATGATCCAAACGTATCAAGGGCCCAGGTGGTTACTATTCTAGTAAACAAAGAAGCCAAACGTTTGAATGGCAAAATCAAAGACTAACCAATACAGGAGGAAAGTATGAAATATACATTAGTCAAAAGAACAACGTTCTCATATAAGGGAGCGACAGATATAGTGAGTGTGATAAAAGAAGCAGACTCATTAGAAGATGCACTTAAATATAAAGTAGGTGCAGAAATGTTAGAAGAACCTGCAGACAATAAAAAGTTTGAAGTTCTTATTAACATTAATGATGTCTTTACTTACATCAATGCAAAGTCAGAGAAACCTTTGCTACTTACTGATGAAGTCAAAGGCCAAAAAGCATCTTAATGACGGAACTTAGAGAAGGCCATTTCGAGGTTATAGATAGTAATAAAGCTAAAAATTTTGACAAACAAAATACTGCCAAACTTAATCAGGCTCGTGAAATCTATAACCACACAAATGGTTTACAAAATATTTCCGAACATGAACTCAAAAAATTTAATGAGTTAATGAAGTATCAACAAAAAGAAATAGATAAAGAAAACGAAGAGTATCTAAAGGAAATACAAAAAAAATTATGATGTCAGAAGAAGATATAAAAGAATATCATAAACTAGTTGAAAAACTAGAGCTCCAAAAAAAGAAGGGGACTCCGACAGATGATCGGGGTCCAGCCGATCTTACAAAACAAATTGAAGTATTAGAATTTCGAAACGAAAAATTACATCAGTACAATGAAAAATTAATTGAAGAGGTCAGATCTCTTCGATCTAAACTATACGTAAAGGAGAACTAATGATTAAAGGTGATAGTACAGAATACAATCTACTAGAACAATGGACCAAGGACTTTGACTGTCAAGGATTCATGACCGCAGAAATAGGAGTTAGAGAAGGACTCGGGTCTAAAATTATGATGGACAACTTAAAAAATGTTTATCTTCATGTAGGTATAGATCCTTATGGTAATTTAAAGTATCAACACTACGATGATACGGGTTCTTATACATGTGACTACACAGATACGATGAGAGATAGAATGTTAAATGATTTTTATAAATATAGAAACGCAGGTAAGTTTAGATTGTATAATGATACTGATACAAATTTTATGAATGACCATGACTTTGTTGAAAGTAAATTTACATTTGTTCACTTCGATGGTCCACATATGACTAAAGATGTATTGACTGAGTCTATTTGGTTTGCGAACAGGTCAGGCCCCAAGACACGTTTTGTATTTGATGACTTTCCTAAATATAATATGCAGCTGATTCGTGATTGTTTAAAACCTTTTGCCTTTGATATTATGGACCAAGGTAAAAATAAAATCTGTTTAGAAAAACAACGATTGGTAATGTAATGGGGTATAGCAATCCTCACGACGAAAGACGAGTACAAAAGGATTTTGAATACATGAACTCGGAACGCGGATATGTGACGAGAACTATTACTGCTAAATTTAAACCTAGTTATAAAAAGTATGGTGGCCACATTCCTAAAATAGATAAAAAAGAATTTTGGAGATTGTACATGAATCATATTATTAATATGAAAGAAAAATTTCCAGGAACAGATGGTAGAATCTGTAGGTATTGTGAGCAGCCATTTACATTTAAATCTAGACGTGGAACTAGAGGTAAAGGGTATCAAGGACGTAGGGGACAAATAACAACTAACTTTAGTATAGATCGATATGATCCGAGACTAACATACATGACTGATAATATTGTCTTTTGTTGTGTGTCTTGTAATGATAAAAAAAGAGATAGTAATCCAAGTGACTGGTTAAATTATTTAAGAGTAGGACTGGAGTTTAAACGTGATTAGAATATTAATTGTATTATTGTTGTTAAGTGGATGTGCTAAAGACTTTGACTTAAATCCCTGGACGACTGTATTAAAACAAACATTGAAAGGAAGCTATGATAAAACTAAATAAAAAATTTTACTACCCGACATCGACTCGAAAAATAATTGATGGTAAAAGACATTACCTGGTGGGTGACGAAAAGTTACCAAGTGTTACAAGTATATTAAAAGCCTGTGAAAGTGAAGAGAAGAAAGCTTCATTGGAGGCGTGGAAAGCTAGAGTGGGAGAGACTGAAGCCACGAGGATCACGGACAATGCTGCATCGAGAGGGACTCTTATGCATACGATTCTTGAGGGACATATCTTAAATAGACCTGTTATAGATTTAACGCCGGAAGGACAACTAGCCACGAAGATGGCAAGACAAATCGTGGACCAGGGATTAACCGATAAGTTAGAAGAACTATGGGCAGCTGAATGTGTTTTATTTTATCCTGACATGTATGCAGGGGCCAGTGATGGAGTTGGAATCTACGAGGGTAAAGAGGCCATTATTGATTTTAAACAAACCAATAAACCAAAAAGAAAAGAATGGATCGAAGATTATTACTTACAACTAGCAGGATATGCTATTGCTCATAACCAAATTTATCAAACTAATATCCAGTTTGGAATCATTCTAATGTGTAGTAAAGACCTATACTACCAGGAATTTCGCGTAGAAGGCGAAGAATTTAGACATTATGCGAACGAATGGTGGAAAAAAGTAGACCAATATTATAGGCAGAAAAAAGAATGGGAAGAATTAGTTGACAGAGCCGGAATGTAATGCTATAGGATATTATATGAAAGGAATAAATATGAAAAAATATAATGTTAAATACAAGGTTAAATTTACCAAGCAAGAACTAGAACGAATATGGTATGTTTTTAATCAAGAAGTAGAAGACCACAAATGCAATATAAGAGGCGGTGGCACGGGTTATGAGGGTTGTTTGTACGATGCCAAACTAGTAGTCAAAAAACTCAAACCTTTAGCAAAAAAATTAGATTTATATTGTGAGGTATAATGAGAAAATTAATTACATACTATAGCGGTAAAATCAAAGACTACCCTGGGGCAGAGAAAACAAAGGTCAAGTATCCTACCATAGATTTAAAAGGGACTACGTTCTGCAAGGCTAAAAACTGTAATAATCACTTGTATAAAAACGAAAGTAGTTGTCTTCCAGGATATTGCATGGAGTGTGGCTAAAATACAACAATAATGTGGCATAAATGCCACACTTTCCTTTGGGCTAGGGTAAAAGCCCCTATAGACTTTTTTTGCTAGAAAAATTTTTTTGTTTTTCAATTTACGAATCGTGGTTACAATGGTTACAATAGGTTTTAAAAGACTATTATTCGCTAATACCAACAGTTATAGACGATATTTTTGTAACAAATCTTGGTTACAATGTGGTTACAGTGGTTACAATGCAGTAAAATCAATGCTTTTAGCATCCCCGTACGCGCGCATATGAATCTAGTTTTTGAAAAAAAGTTGCCTAGAGAAAAAACCTATAGGTGTTATAAGAAGATATGCGTAGAAATAAGAAATCCAAATATAGACATGTAGTAATAAAAAAGAAAAGATATTACTTCTACAAAATTACATGGGCCGACATCACCGGGGATGCGGGGCACAGCACTGCTGAAGATTTTCATAAATTTAAACCTAGTACAATGGTAACGCAAGCATATGTGTTTCATAAAAACAAACATAATGTTTGGACTTTTGCTTCTTATGAAGAGGGAGATGAATTGTTTTCAGATCGTAATGTATTTCCTAAAGGATGTATAATTAAAATGGAAAAAATTAGTCTTTAACTTCTTCTACTACTTCTGCATCAGCTTCTATAATTGGTTTGTAAGTTTTTAAAGCTTTCTCTAAAAGTTTGTCTAACTCTGATTCTTCCATGTTATCCATGTCTTTATGCAGGTGTAAGTGATTGTTGTTTTGATACCCTGCAGCTTTACCTCTAGCTACTTCTGCATTGATGGCAGCACTCCAGGCTTTTGATTCTCTTGCTTCATCTCGTAATTGTCCTAACTCACTGTAATGAGATTCTTTAGTAACATCATATTTTTTTAATTTTTCTGATTTTAACCTGCCTATGTACTGACTAACTAAAGGGTAGAGAGAAGGGTTTTGAAGCTTACTAGCAGAGACATAGGCAGAATTGGGATCATAACCTGCTTCAATGGCACATTCAGTAGCTGTCTTTCTACCTTCATTGGCCACAACTAAATTAGCAAATTTGATTTGTTTTTCTGTAAGTCTTTTTGGTAAACCCATGACTTGCATTATAGGATATATTTGATATATGTTCAAGTATGGTATCAGGAAAGCTGTTAAGACAGGTCTTAGATAAGTTTATGAAATCACCGGTAGCCCAGGAGGCTAGAGTCCAGGTGTGTTTACCTGACGGTAAATATTACGACATCCAAGATATTAAATTAATGGAAAACAAAATACTTGGCGTGCGTGAAACTCATAGATTGGTCATGACATTGTATACTTCAAAGTGGAATATGGGTGAAGTTATTAAAAAAATTGATTAGCCAAAGAGTAACACACTTAGCCTAAAAAATGATTAAGGGTGAGACTAAATTTTGGCATGAAATTAAAGCGTTCAATATTAAAAATAATTGCAAATTATCATTTACACGCGTGGAAAATAGTGCTGCACATGGGACTCCTGATCTATTGGGGTATAATAGTTTTGGCCACTTTTTCACTATAGAACTTAAGTTAAGTTTGGCTAAAAAAATTCGATTCTCTCCACACCAAATTGGCTTTCATTTAACTCATCCGAACAATTCATTTATCATGCTAAAGACCCTCGGTCCTTTAGCAATAAAACTTTTTGAGGGAAGGTTTATTGAAGATTTAATTAAGGGGAAGGCAGATCCATGTGCCACGGGCATGGAGTCAAGTCTTAAATTTCTACAAAACGTTTAGTGTCCTACATATTATAGGACAAATGTCAACGGCCAAAGTGTCGCGGCCCAAGAGAAAAGCTTGTGGGCGGGACCCACCCTTTTTATTTTTTTTTAAACTTGTGACTTGTGGCCTGTGGCCTCCACCTGTGGACCTTGGTGCGTGCTTGTGGGCGGGACCCTCCCTATTTTTTTATTTAAGCTTGAGGGCTGGAGGAATACGTCCAGCCCCCTTCCTTACCCTTGACTAGCCGCCACTGTTTCAGACGGACATTGCAATGGGTTTCTAGGAATTTGTTTCTAATGTTGACCATAAGAAATATTTTTAATTTTTGGGTTCCAGCATCTTCTACAATCTAAACATTGCCCGCCTTGTTCTGGTGCTGGACATGTTGCTTTAGTAGTCACCACTGTAGATGTATTAGGCCAGCTTTTAATTGGTCCCTGGTCCACCATCGGTGATGATAATCGAATCGTTAAATTGTCAGGCTTATGTTTTAAATATTTTTTTACCCATGCTTCTTTAGTTGGCATCCAATGCATTCTTGAAGGCGTTAATCTACAAACGGCAAAAATTTTCTGAAGGTGTTCAAGGTCCTGAACATCTCCTGAATCGTGCCATCTAAATACATCTGGTTTTTTAGAATTTATAAGTAACGCCATGGCCTCCACCCATCGAGGGTTCTTAATAGCGGCCAGCCTTCTGTATTGAGCATCTTGTACAACTTTAAAAACATAACAGCCCTTGAGAGCGTAACAATCATTACAGACTGAGCCCTCCTTATTCTGGAGCTTGCCGCCGGTGTTGCATTCTTTAGCGGGTATACCTATGGACCAGCCGGGCATCTTGCCCGGCTTGCTTAGGCCTCCCACTAATTTCCAGGCCTGGTCCGTGTTCATGTTGCGGCCTTCTCTTCGGATAGTCTTTGAATAAAACCAGGGTATTCTATCATCATGTCTTCACCATAAGCGGCCTCCCATGCCGCCAATATTTGAGCAATAGAATACTTAAAAGTTATATTTTTTAATTCTTCTATAACTTTTGGGTCTTCTAACTTTTTCCAGTTAATAGCTTTGTTAAAGCCAAACGGGTCATTATTTTTTTTAGTCATATTTGTATTCCTTTCATGAGTCTAATATAGGTTATTGTAGGACAATGTCAATAGTTAAAATTTTTATTTTTAGAGAAGAGCGTGTGGGCGGGACCCACCTCGTGACTTGTTGCTTG